AAGTTAGCAGAACTAGAGTTAGAGTACGCTAAGTTAGACGCCGCAGACAGGGATTCTGCGCGCAAGAATGAAGCCGCTCTTGCCACAAGTTCAAACACGCCACTACTTAACAAATCTGTTACTCCGATTCTTGCATTAGCTGTTGTAATAGCTTGGGGTCTGATTCAGTACCATCTGTTAACACATATTGTTCCTACAGAGATGCGTGAAATCATTATCCGTGTGCTTGGAACGCTAGACGGCGCTTTGGTGATGGTTTTGTCTTACTACTTTGGCGCAAGCCACAAACACTAATATGCAACTCTCAGAGCACTTTACTCTTGAAGAGGCTACCTACAGCGAGACTGCTACTCGCTTGGGTATCAACAACCAGCCATCGCCTGCACAATTAGAAAACATGAAGAAAGCGGCGCAGGCGCTAGAGCATGTTCGTGCATTATTGGCCAAGCCTATGCACATCAACTCTTGGTTACGTTTACCTGATGTTAATGTAGCTGTGGGCGGATCTAAAATATCAAGTCACATGGATGGATGGGCAATTGACTTTACATGCAAAGACTTTGGAACTCCGCTGTTAGTGTGTAAAGCAATTGAGGATTCTGGCATCCAATTTGACCAGCTCATACATGAGTACTCGACTTGGACGCATATCTCTTTTGCGCCTGAAATGAGAAACCAAAAACTTACTATTTTCCGTCCAGAGGGAAAGTATAAGGTTGGAATTTTGAGTGAAACAGAGTATCATACTAAGTAATTAACTTTTAAAAAAGGGCGTATATGGCTACGACTCCATCATGGGTGATGACGTACAACAGTCTTACGTCAACGGTGCTCACGTATCTTGAGCGCAGTGATGACGCGACCGTAGCCGCTATACCCACTTTTATTACTCTCGCTGAGTTTGAGATTGCACAAGAAATTAAGACTCTTGGGCAACTCCAAGTGGTAACGGCTACCATGCAGGCGGGGACACCGACTTTGCAAAAGCCTGCGCGCTGGAGAAAGACTGTATCAATGACCCTAACCGATTCATCGGGTCAAACTCAACCAGTTTTGTTGCGCAAGTTAGAGTACTTGCAAAACTACTGGCCTAACGCATCAAACACATCAACCCCTTTGTACTATGCAGATAGTGACTTTGAGCATTGGTATTTGGCGCCAACCCCAGATCAAGCATATACCTTTGAGGTTCTTTTTTACGAAAGAATAGCGCCTTTGAGTTCTACTAACCAAACAAATTGGTTGACTCAGTATGCGCCTAATGCGATGCTATATGGCACTTTGTTGCAGGCTATGTTGTTCTTAAAGAATGACAGCCGCGCCATATTCCAGCAGAAATACTCTGAAGCTATCAATGCCCTCAAGACCGAAGATATATCTCGCGTCGGAGATCGTCAGGCTATTGCCGTGGATTCCTAATCATGCCAACATACATAAATCCCTACACAGGTCAAACCATCAACCAGTCTCCGATTGGTTATGAGTCGCTGACCCTATCCTCAAATACAACTCTTGAGTGGCCAATTAATGGCAATACTACAAACGTAGTAGCAGGCATCATTGAGGTTACTGCTAGTTCTGGTAGTGGTTCATTTACTGGTTACATCAGTGGAACGACCCTGACAATCGGTGCGGTAGGCTCTGGAACGCTTCAGGTTGGTCAGGTAATTGCTGGAACGAACATATCTACAGGAACTACGATTACAGCGCTTGGATCGGGTTCTGGAGGTGTCGGCACTTACACAGTATCTATCTCTCAAACTGTTGGATCATCTGGATCGCAGATCACTATTACAACTACAGCCCTAAAGTTGATATTGCCGCCTGCGACACAGGTATCTACTGGTCAAAGTATTTTGATCCGTAACGTAGGAACATACACCTTCACGGTGACTGACAACAGTGGCAACACAATTGCGAGTATTGCTTCTGGCATTGCTGATTATCTTTATCTAACCAATAACACAACTGTCAATGGTACTTGGGCTGTAGTTGTCTTTGGCGCAGGCGTATCGCAGGCAAATGCCGCAACGCTTGCTGGCTATGGATTGATGGCTATTGGTAGCACATTAAATCAATCTTATCCTGTAATCAGTGTAAACACAGCCTATACATTTTTGGCGTCCGACAGATCATCTTTCTATGTGTGGAATGGTGGCGCGGGAACTTTGACATTGCCAAGTTCCTCGGTAGTTGGAAACGACTGGTTTGTGATTGTCAGAAATAGTGGAACAGGCATTTTGACCTTAACGCCAACTGGTGTTGACACGATTGATGGAAACGTCAACCAGCAGTTACAGCTAACAGAATCTTTGGTTATCTGTTCAAATGGATCAACTGGATACAGCACATTTGCTTATGGTCGTTCCAATACATTTGTGTACACACAATTGGTTGTGACACTGACAGGTGGAACTACAACGCTCACATCTGCGCAGGCGGCTAACACCATTCAGTCATACAACGGAACATTGACTTCAAATGCAATCGTTATCTTGCCGTCTACTGTTAACTTGTATTCTTTACAGAACAAGACAACTGGAAACTACACTCTCACATTTAAAACAACGGCAGTAGGTGCCACGAGTGTTAACCTGCCGCAGAACCAGACGATTATTGCTATCTGTGATGGCTCTAATGTGTACAACTCTCAGACTGCAAGCACCAACACTCAGACACAATTGACGCTTGGTAATGGCGCGGCTAGTAACCCAGCTCTTAATTTCTTGTCTGACACGGTTACTGGTTTGTATCTTGTTGCAAGTGGACAGTTGGGTTTTGCAATTGCGGGTGCTAATGCAATGACATTAACATCTTCTGGTTTAGCAATCCCATCTGGCATTTCTGGCGGGACTTTCTAATGACCGCAAAAGTTGTTTCGCTACAGGTCAAGCCTGGCATCCAACGCGATGGCACACAGCTCGCCTCACCATTGTATATTGATGGCCAATGGGTGCGATTTCAAAATGGCTCGCCCAAAAAGATGGGCGGTTATAACGGCATTTTCTTGAATGCAAGTGGCATATCCCGTGGCATGTACATGAGTTCACTTAATGGATTGAACTATGTGGTGTCAGGATACAGCGACAACATAGAGCAGTGGGTGACTAGTAACCAGCAGGGTCTGGGTTCTGGTCCAACTTCTTTTACTCTTGCTAACTTCACCATAAGCGCAGACAACTTGTGGCAGTTTGAGATTGGTTATGACTCTAATGGCGGTGGTAATAACAAACTGATTGCACATCCAGGCCAAAACCTCACAAACATTGACAGCACTGTAAACACAAGACCATTAGTGGGCAACTTCACCAGCACAACAATGTCTGGTGTTGGCATCTTTACAGCCGTTGGCAACACGACATCTGGTTCCGCTACCGTAACATTTCCAGCTACTAACGTAGCAATGGGCGCTGGCGTAAGTGTGAGTGGAACTGGCATTCCATCAGGAACTACTGTGGTGTCTGCCTCTACTGTTTCTACTGTGTGGACGGTTGTTTTGAGCGCTAACGCAACTGCATCTACACCAGCCGCCGCATTAGCCGCTGTAGCAGTCACTGGTGTCGCTGGTCAGTTCTCATGCACTGCCACTACAAATATTGCAGTTGGACAAACTGTTGTTGTTGCAGGAACTCTTACAGGTACTGCCACAGGCATTGCGGCAGGCACTTACTATGTAATTGTTACCAACACAACGAGCACGTTTACCTTGTCTGCGACTTTGGGTGGCACGGCCATCACAACAACCGCAGGCACAACAACTGGTTTGACATTTAACGTCTACGCTACCTTGACCTTTGACGCCAATGTATCGGTGTCTGGTGGTGTTGTGATGCTTCACCCATACCTGTTTGTCTATGGCAACTATGGATTGATTAAAAACAGTTCAGCAGGCAACTTTAATGATTGGGTGTCTGCGGACTCCAACGAGACGTCTGTATCAACTGGTAAGGTGATTAAAGGGCTACCGCTACGTGGCGGTACAACTTCTCCATCTGGACTGTTTTGGACTTTAGATTCCGTGGTGCGGGTCAGCTACTCGCCATCTACTGTTAATGGAATTAACTATTACTGGCGCTATGACTTATTGACAAGTCAGAGTTCGATCATGTCTAGTCAGTGCGTCATTGAGTATGACGGCATCTTCTATTGGGCTGGCGTTGACCGATTCTTAATGTACAACGGCGCTGTGCAAGAAATACCAAATAGCCAGAATCAGAACTATTTCTTTGACAATTTGAACTACACACAGCGTCAAAAAGTTTGGTGTGCAAAGATACCGCGCTGGGGTGAGATATGGTGGTTCTATCCCAAGGGCGATGCAACTGAGTGTACAGATGCCATCATCTATAACGTGCGCGAGAAGATTTGGTATGACGCGGGGCAGGCGCCAGGCGCGCAACGCTCGGCAGGCACATACACAGAAGTTTTCCATTACCCCATCATGGGAGGCACTCAGCAAAATACCGCTGGCAAGTACACCCTATGGCAACATGAAATTGGCACAGATCAGATTTATACAAACCAAGTAGACGCAATCAACTCTTACTTTGAAACT